ATACGATACAAATATCGTCGTCTATCAGCATATTCTTTGCCGTGTGTTTGAAGATAATGTGGGTAATCACTATAATTTGAATCCCCTATATAGATTACTTTATCGTCTTTGGTAATTACCTTAATCTTATGTCTGGGTTTATCACTGGGATATATTTTTACTCCAAGTTTTTTGGCTTGGTTATAGGAATACGTTAAAATACGATACATTTATATTATAATTATATTTTTTAAAAAATTACATATATAAACCACTTCCTTTAATTTGATTAGCATAAGCAGGTGGTAATCGGGAAGCCATTTGGAAATTAGCGGAATAAGGTTGGGATTGTAATGCTGGAGGTAATCCGTGTCCTAATAAATTTCCGTGAATACCAACAGAAGCTCTTTCTCTTGCTTTTTTAATATTACGAATTCCTCTTCCACTTGATTGAGCATATAATCCAGCCCCTTGAGCCATATCAGGTCCAACAGCGTCAGTATAAGGGGCTAATACTTGTTTGCCTCCACTTTGGTCAAATGGTGTGCTATATCCTCCTCCTCTACGTCTCCCCAATTCATTTTCCAAATCTTCTACTGATAAGGATTGGAGGTAATTACCATAATTGGCTACTCCAACAGGACTGGAAAGGAAATTAGTGGCGGATTGTCTGCTGGGTGGTCCTTTGCCTCTTTTATTTTGATTGTATGGGTCAAATTTATCTATACGTTTATTTACTTCTTTTTTTGCCAAACCACCTAATGCTTTTCCTCCTTGTTTTCCTAATTGACTTCCTGCCACTTGAGCCAAAGGAACTAATTCTGGTTGTCCTGCCATTAACGCCAAACCAGATAAAGCACTTGAACCTAATGTGGCACCAATTTGAGGAGCCATATCGGCTAATTTACCGACTCCTTGTTTCAAAAGGGTTTTACCTACAGGAATAATTGCTTTTGCGATAGGATTGAAAGTCTTTTTACTGAAAGTTTTCTTGGCTGATTTACCAATACCTTTAAATGCTTTTCCAATACTTTTAAAAATACTACCTCCTTCCATTTCTCCCATTTCTTCAGGTGGATTCATATTGGCTTGGATTTCTTCAGGACTTAATTCCAAAGTGTATGCCTTCCCCTTATTAAAAGATTTGGTAATTGGATTAAATCGGTCTGCCTGAACTATCAATGATAATCCAGAACCTGACATTATTCTTATTCTACCCCCCTTACGGAGTTTCCCTAAAACACGAGGTGAAGGGTGTGCTATTTGGATTGATTCAAAATGTGGCATTCTATATATTTACTGGAGAAAATATTTAGACGACAATCCCTAAAGGTTAGATAATGTCTTTTTTTATAAATACATTATACAATTATTAACGCATAACTTTTTTTTATTTATTTAAACACGAGCACCTGTTAATACGTCAATAGATACTTCCACGCCATATTCAATGAAAATAAATAAATCAATGGCTTTACCAGACATATTTGTTCCAAGAACATTGACGGATTTTGGGACTGCCTCTTCTACTGGAAGCATACGACCTACATTAACATAGTAATAGTTATATGACATTTCAAAATCTTTTTGACCGATTAGACAACTTGTTAAACCGTCAGTCATACCACCATTAACAGCATTTTGTCCGTATAATTGATTGAAGAATTGTTCGTAGGAATATCTTTCACTATTGTAAATAGCATTTTGACCACTTACTTGAACGTTGAATTGAGTTAATAGACAAAGAGGAGAGGTTGTTCCTGCTCCAGCAGTATCAAAAGGGGATTGGATTGGACTGATACTGGCATTAGAAGCAGATTGGAAAAATGGAAGGACTAATACGGATTTGATATTGGCAATACCATTTGTGATTAAGTTATTGAATGTTTGTCCTGCTCCAATTTGATTGACAATTTGATATTGGTAAATATCAGTATATACAATCTTTTTCACTGGACTGGATAAATAAGAAGTTTCAAATACTGGATTAAAAATGTATGCTGGGACGTTTAATATGATAGAACCACCAAGAGGAGACCCTGCTACTCCAGCCAAAGAAGATTGAGTAGTATTCAATATCTTATTACCTACTGCGATAGAGGCAATATATGAACCTTCTGTAAAAGAAGCACCACCATTACTTGCTGTAGCAGAAGCAATCATAATTGGACTTACACCTCCAAGAGGACTATTTACTGAACAAGAAGTAAAAGTATCACTGCCACTCACAGCAAAGGCTACAGAAGATTGATTTAAATTGAGGGTCATTTTCATAAATACACCCTTAAGAAGTGGGACACGTTCAAAAAAGGAATGTAAATGTTTCAAGTAAATTTGTGCGGTAATAGCAATTTGGACGACTGCTGGAACAGTTGTTGTAGTTGCTGGAGAAGCACTGATTTTAGTGTAAATATAAGATTTCCAAAGTGTAGTTAAATTAGTAGTTGAAATTAAGGCACTATAAGCGATTGACCCTCCTACGATTGCGTCTGGGTCAAAATTCCAACCGTGTTGTCTTGATAAGAATCCGCTGTTAAAAGGAGTGAATTGATTATGTAAAGACGCTACATTAGCAAAAGCACCAAGATTTCTATTGTTTGAAGTTCCTAAACCATTTGAATTATTTGCTGTATCATAACGGAATGAAGAAGAATCGTCAGGGTAAAAACCGATTGCTGAACCCATTGCGGTAATATCATTATGGGATAATGAGGTCATTAATTTGAAAGTATTCCAAAGACCAATATAGGGGGTTTGCTGGATAATAGTTGTGCCATTATACTCTAAAGTGAAGGAATGGACGATAGAACCATACCAATTCTTTAAACCTAAAGCAAAATCACCTGTTGTTGCCGAGGTGGCGGGTAAATAGGCAGTTGCCGAACCAGTTGATTGTGTTAATGTCAAAACCAACGGAACTGTTAAATAACCTTCACGGTAATTCATATATTTGTTGGAGTTGGCTAATTGAGAGGTATCAATGACCGACTGATTACCTTGATAGGACTGATTTTGATTATCTAAAATAGATAACCAATCTTTACGGACAAAGACGGAAGGAGTTCCCTCACTCATTGAGGACATATCAAAAACTAAAGTATCTGCTGACATTTTGGTATATAGTATCCAAAGATTATTTATTTTGGATACTATTCGTGATTGCTAAATGTTTTACATATCAAATTTGATATTGGTTGGTTTTCTGGTTAAAGGTTTGACTATCAATTTGTGAAGTTTTTCGCCTAAACCTGAACCTCTTGCTGGATTATTACCTGTAATATTCATATAATCGTCCATACTGGTATAAGAAGACCCTGAACCTGCCCCTCCCTTACTTAAAAGCACACTACCCATACCTGTGCCTTCCATTAATTTTTTACGGTGAATACGACCGCATACCATAACGTTTGGATTTGCTCTATGTATCATTATTATATGATAGATAGATAATAAAAAATTACTAAATAGAGTTGGATTTTAATAAAAGTTTTTTCTTATAATTTCTTAATCTTAAGGTATTTACCATTAAGGTATTTAAAAGAGATAATTGTTTTTGAATATCCAATTCTTTTGCGGAATGTTCTGGGTCTTTACAATTTTTCATTTCATTCAATAGTCGCATTTGTTCTTTGGAAAGGTCGTCATACATTTTGTCTAAATACTGTTCGGTCAAATCACACGTTTGAAATGAGGACATTTCTTATATTATTAAGCAAGACATTATTTTTTTAATTCTTACCGTCTCCTACCATACCTCCCATATCTTTCGTATCTCTAATTACCAATATGATTGTCATATTTGGGTCTCTAATTTTGAGTGGTTGGAAATCTATTCCTAAAATTTGTAAGCGAAGTTCGTTATAAGTTCCGCTTAATAATTTATTCCAAACAAATTGAGGAGGATAATCATTGATTTGTTCTCCAAAAGCAACATTTGGTGATAAACTATAAATAATACTACTTGGAACAGAGTATTTATTGGATATATTAGAAAGTGAAACATATACACTTGAATTTGGCTGGACTTGTGGGGCTACATTACTGATATAAGATAAATTTGTTCCTACTCCTGTATTAATAGCAGTTTGAAATGGATTTGGGGTTGTGAATCCTAATATCTTATTCAAACTATTTGGAATAGTTAATTGAGGATTGAATGTAGTTGTAGCAAAACCGACCCAACCCGCTGAACCCGAAGCAGGTTCTGCTACTGGAGTAGTCCAACCTGTAAGTCCTGTCAAACTGGTAGGAACTGGAAATGTATTAATTTGAACTGCGTATTTGGTTGGATTGATTAGAAATTCAGCATAATATACATTTCTACCTGCGTCGTCAATCAAATATGTTCCATTTTTTATAAAGGAGTATTGTAAATAATAATTCAAATCGCTTACCTCGTAAAGTCCGTCTGGAATAACTAAATTATATACGGTGGTTGTTGAACCTGATACCCAAGCATAACTAAAGGTATTGTTGGATAAAGGGGAAGAATTTATATTTTCCCACGAATAATACATTACAATGTTTTGGATTGCGATTTCGTGATTAGGAAAGGCTACGGAATTGGGGAATTTATATATGAGTGAATTATTGTTGCCGTCAGGCACAATATTCGCTTGATTTAAAACGATAGTTGCGACCATATTTATATATTACAAGTATATATTATTATTTATGATACTTCTTAACTATTTTTTCATAACTTGAATAATGAGTAGTATTTTGGATTTCACTCGTTCTATTATTTCCTCTCAATCCTAAATAATAACCAGTTTGATTTCCACCTGCGATAAATCGTGGTTGTAATTCTCCACTCTTCATTTGAGTAATATTATTTGAAAGATTAGGATTTGATACCTTTGGATTAAACATTATACAATTAGGTGAGATATTTTTTATTGCTAAATCTTTTTAATATCCTAAAAGCAATAATTCGTGTAATATTTCATTTGCTTGTCTTCGTGGTATGCGTCCTTCATTTACAAATTTGATTAACATTGCTTTGAACTCTCGTGTAATTTTTTGATTGTCATTTCCTGCTATTATTTCACCTCGTAAAATTTGAAATCGGTCGTCTTCTTGTTCCCCTTCTCCTTTCATTTTGGGAATGGCTGGACTATCTACCTGACACTTATTACAAATTTGACGTAATTTACCTTTCTCGTCTTTGGAAAGACTATTTATATCTTCATAAGAAGGGACTCCTTTACCTACCAATGTGGTAATTACCTTGTTTAGGTTTTTACTTAATTTTTCAGTTGGAAGACTTGGAACTGAATTTCCTGACTGTGCTCTAAAACTCATTATGCCTTCTCCTTGTAATCTTTGTTTATTGATAAAATATCGTCCAAATTGTGTATAAGGTTTGGGTTTTTCTACTGGTTTATCCATTAAATGTTTGATACTTTGACGATATGGTTTTGATATTTTTGGTTTTGGTATTGTTGGAACAGATAATCCTTTTCCACTCATTTTCATTTTGAATAATCCTTCTCCTACTATTCCGTCTTGTGTTTGAGCCATATAATCTTCGTATGCTTTATTTAAGGCTTCATTGGTTGCTTTATCACCTTCAAATAATTTACTACCTCTACGTGTTATTCCCAAACCATATTCTTTCCCTTTATTATCTGTTAAGATTAAATCTGGATTCTTTGCTAATCTCGCATTCAAGAAAAGGATTTTTTTGGCTTTATTACGATTTCCCAAACTATTCCATTCCTCAACAGGTATCATACGAGGAGCGGTTTCTTCATTTTTTACAGGAGGTTTTGGTGTTCCTCCTATATCACTGGTAAAACTTTCAAAAGGAGTTGGTTCAGTTTCTATTTCTTCAGCAGGTGCTTCTCCTTCTGTAATTCCTCGTTGGTCGGCAAAGAAATCGGCTACTATGGTTCTTACCTCCGCCATTTGGTCTATCACACTTGGCTCTAATGAAATTAAACTTAATAAATTTTGAAGAATTGATTGTGTGTATCTGGTATCTCGGTTTGCCATTCCAATATTTAATTCGCCTATAATATCGGTTATATCCTTGTTAGAAGGTAAATTCTTGTAAATATCATTGGCTAAAATATTTATATCTGCCCGTAAATTTGGTGGTAAAGACTGGATTATTTTGATTTCGTCTGGACTTGGTATGATACTCTCATTTTCAGCAATCATATCCATTACGGTATTTACATTGATTCCAAATTGACGACTAATACGGTCTAATTGACCTTTTAAGACACTCCAAATTTGATTTCTTGGTAACCCATATAAAATTTGAGTATTTGACATAATGATTTCTTCTCCTGCTGATTGTTGTAAGCCTGTTTCTACTCCGTCAGTAATTTGAAATTTCTTGATTAAACGATTCAAATAGGCTATATAAGCACTGGTTGGAACTCCTGTTGAGAATTGACGTTTCATATCAGGCTCTATTGTAGGCCAATTATCTATTGAAAAACGGATTTGTTCGGGAGATAATTCACCTATGATTTGACTGGCTATAAATCCGTCAGTAATTTGTCCTAATTTTGACCTTAAATCTACTCTTGCTCCTTCTAAATCACCAGCCCTTTCCGTTGTGGTTCGCATATCAGGAGGACGGCTCGGTGTCTGCCCTGTGTTTTTGAATATTTGATTGGCGTTTTGATTGCGTTGGTCATTAGACGCTTGGAGACGCAAATTGGATAAATATTGCTCTCTATATTTGGCTCCGTCCAAAGGATTCTTTTGTGGTGGGTTCATTATATTTATAGCTGGAGAAAATAAATAAAATGTCTAAATAATGGGTGCTATTCCTGTTTTTTCTGTTTCCATTTGTATCCAATCTTTTTGGTCTTCACTTAATAATATCTCTCGGTTTTCAAATGGGACAATATCTTTTATGATTGTCTTGTTTGGATTGAAATCCTCATTCAAAATATCTTCCCCTACTATCTGGTCAAAATCCCCCAATAATTTCTTTTCCCAATCTTCTCCTAAAGTCTGGATATATTCATTCAATAATCGGTTAAATTTTGTCTGTTGTGTTGGAGGTAAATCTTTAAAAATAGTTAATGGGGTTTTACCCATACCTTTCATTATGATTACAGTTAAACGAGTGGCATTCTCTTGTGTGAAATCTTCTTTGCTAAATAGTGGCATTCTCTTATATTATTAAGCAAGATAATAAGTTCTATCTAAATAACACAAATGATTGGGAGGTAAATACCTAAATCTCTTAATTATTATTTTATAAAAAAAAGGTGTAGGTTACAGGGTGTAGGTTCTTTTTAAAATGATTGTCAAAAAAAAGGGGGTCATATTTTTTTTTTTTTTTAAAAAAAAAAAGAAGGGAGGATTTTTTCATATAGGTATTTTATTTTGGACCTACACCCAACATACCTACACCTTTTTTTATACATATTTTCGGCTTAACCTTTTACTACCTTTTTAAATACCTTTTTCGGCTTAACAGGCTCGGTAATTACCTCTGGTTCTTTGGTTTCTTCTACTGCTACTACCTCGTTGTCTTCTTTGGTATTTACCTGTTCGTTTCCATTCCATATTAAACAGCCAATTTGAAAATATTCTTTGAGAATGTCAATATCAATATATTGTTTGTATCCACTCTTGGTTCTTTTTTCACTGCGGATAATGGAGTTATTAGGTAATCCACACCCTATCTTCAAACCCTTTAATAATACACCTTCATTCATAGAGTCGTCAAATTTATATCCTGTAGTCTCACGCCATAAACGAAACTCCTTCAATAAATCAGGACCTGTGATTTCTACTATTTTATGTGTGATACGTTGTATGACAAAATGCTCCAAGAAAATGGATAATGGATTTCGGGAATATTCAATAATGGTTTCGTGGTATTTAGTCTTGGGAACATTACGGAAATCCCATTGAGAAATATCAAAATTTTTAAACGACCAGTAAATGGAACGCAACGCATTAGGACGGTCAAGAGCCTTATTCAGTTTTTTGAAATATTCCGTATTTCCCTTTAACTCGTCATTACAACGCAGTATCCAATTACGTCGGTCGTCTTTGGAAGTTCTGGTAGGGTCTATATTATTTGTAAGTTGAACTACTCTGTGATAAGACATAACTTCAAATGGGTCTTTACCTTTGGGATTAATTCTCATAGGATAATCGGTAATGATTGCTTTTACTTTACCATCCGCACCATAAGCATTCCGTTTGTCCGTTTCACTTAAAATAACCAGAAACGAATTCGTCATAGCAGAATTGAAACTACCCCAACAATCAAGTTCAGGTGATTGAGTTTCCATTGTTTTTCCTGCCCCATACAGTTTAGTAAAGGTATTTAGTATGGTTGATTTACCAGTTCCTTGATTCCCAATCAAATTCAGGGCGTGTTCGGGTTTCTCGCAGGGTTTTTGAAGCGAATGGGCGAACCAAGAACATAACCATTCCGTTTGTTTTGCGTCTCTCCCACAAATAATATCAATATGGGTTGTGAATAATTCTATAGCCTCATTGTCTATGTCAGGGTCTTCTCCCTCTTGAAACGGCTGGGATTCATACGGACTGGGTATCCAAAGGTTAAATACTTTTTCAGGACAAACCAAAGGAGGAGGAAATACTCCCACGTCTTCATAAGTGATTTGATTAGGGTCTTCTATCCATTCATTAATATATTTAATTTTCTTTTCCTTTCCATTATCTAATGTCTTCGTATAACATTCGTGTTCATACGCAATCACCAGTTTCTTTTTGTCTTGAAAGATAAATTTCTTAAATACTCCGTCTTCTTTGAATTTTCTCATAAACACTGCGGTATTCTTGATTTTACACCATTCATTTTCAAATCGTATCTTCCAATCCAAATATTCTTGGTCGGTATTGGTAGAAGCCTGTGCTGAAACGTCTTCCGTGCCTTCTACTATCAATTCAACCAGTGCTTGAGCAGGAACCGCATTTGGAACAGCACGTCTTGCGTCCAAAAGAGACTGAACCACTTTTTCAAAACCCTTGACTTTCATTTTAACAGCGAATCCCGTCTTCTCTAATATATAATTATTCATTTCATTGATATGGAAAGGCATATCGGTAAATGCTGGAGGAGCAGGAGCAGTGAATCCGTCATAACATAAATCTATACGTCGTGCCTTAAATAACCCATTCTCTACTCCGTATTTATAGGCGTGTTTAAGACATTCATTCTCTAAAATACAGCAGAAATAAGACATAGTTCGGTTTTTTTTTTGCCATAATTCTAAAGCGGGTTTTGGAGCAGGTGGGTTAATACATACTTTGGCAACTAAATCAGGATTACTATCATATACCAAACCAATTACCCGTTGAATATCAGTGCGAAACTCTCCATATTTGTCGTGTATAAAAGGATTACAAGGTTTGGGGAGTTTTCCTTTCTTTTCGTCGCCCTTCTCAATCTTTTTAACCCATTTATCGTGTCCGCCTCCGTATATCGTGCGATTATGTAAATCTTTTATATCGTCTTTAGTAAGACGATATTTTTTGGTTTCTTCTTCGTCGTCTCCTTTCGCAGAATAATGTTCAATCATTTCTTCTGCCAAATAAGTATCAAAATCAGCAACATAACGTTCTACCGCAGGAAGACCTCCAGTAAGTTTGGTATGTTTTGCCATTTCTAATAACAAAGTAGGGTGTCCCTTTATCATATCATAATCTACCCACCCTTGATAATGGAATAACGTATTTTTGATTACTTTGGCGTGAGACCCCAGATTTCCAGCAGACGAAAACGGGTCAGGGTCTTCTGGGTCTCTCGCAGAATATCTACGACCCATACCACCATACCGAGCAGACCATTCTATATGAAGTTCGCCATTACGAAGTTTATCCACGATATTATTCTTAAAATGAGTTTTCATTTTCTGGGTAATTACAGGATTCCCGTCTTTATCCAGTTCCTCACACTCCAAAATCAATCGTATCATTTCTCGGTCTATCTCATACTTCCAATCTCCATTCCATTCCACATAAGAAGGAATTTTCGCTAAATCCAAAGTCCAAGAGTTTTTCTTTAAAAAGTTCATTCTATATTATCTTATTATATTTTATTTATACTCTTTTTTCTCTAAAAAGAATAATTTGCTAAAATGGGTAAAGGTTAATACCAAAAGTTCCTAAAGTTTCATTTCAATTTTTTATTTTATTCAAATTTGGTCAAATATAGAAAAAAAAAAAAATTGAAATTGATTTTGTTAGTTATAAGCACCTTAACTAACAAAATAATAAAATGAATACATATAACTTTATTCTTGAGATTGACGGTAGTGATATGAAAGAAATGAAGAGGGTGTTTAAAGGACAAGGAAAAATAAGAAAAACAAATTTATTATGTAATAATTATTATAGTAAAGAGTTTGAGTGTTGGTGTGGAATTAAAGTATATCAATTAAAAACAGATTTAAATTTAGAAAATGTGAAAAATATATTACGAACTGGTAATGATTTACATTACGCATATAATTCAATTCATTTAATTTTATAAATATAAAAAATAAAAAGGTGTAGGTAAATACCCTAAACATTTCTCATAATACAAACCATTAAAGGTTTTATATATCCAATTCTTGTTAAATCGTCTTCACTCCCGTCGTCTTTCCCAAACCTGAACCCTTTCACTCCCTTTCTTAAAAAACGGATTTCAACATTTGGTTTATTGTAAAAAAATTCGTGGAAATACTTTGTATGCGTAGAGGCTGGAAGAAGAAAAACAAATGTTCCTTTACTATTAAATGCTTTCTCTACAAATTTTCCTATTTTTCCGTCAAATAATGGGTGTATGTATGCTACTTCTCCATTCCAATCTTGATTTAAACCATTAATTTCTTTTGTGTAATATCTTTCTAATAAATGATTTTCAACAGAAGCACATATATCAATTGTAAATTCAAATTCTTTTGTTAATTCTTCCCATATATCCTTTGGGGTTCTCAAATATTCCATTGATTTACTACAAGTAAAAGATAAAGTGTTTTTTGCTATATTTCTTTTCATTATATACATACTATATAAAAAAAGGTGTAGGACCTACACCATACATACCTACACCCGTATTTCTTCACCCAATATTTTGCGTAAAATATCTATCGGTAATCTTTCTTTTATTTGTCTTAATTTATGAATATCTGCTAAATATCTACCATATTCTTTTAACTCTTCAGCAGATAGATTATTTACCTGCTTACATTTTACCGAATTTTTATAGGCACGACATTCTTCTTTATTCTCATTATAACGTTTTCGCATATATTCACGCATATACGCCTTCTTATCAGCAGTTTTGTTTTCCATTTTATATATTAGTATGATATTATATTTATACCCTTTATTGCCTAAACCATTTTTAAATTCAATTTTATCAAACAAGGTGCTTACACATTTTTAGGATATTTTCGTGAGAAAGGGGATAAATATGAGTATTTGTGGAACTCGCAATAAGACCTGTTCCAGTCTGGTTTGCGTTGGCAACCCTTTCCATAAAATCGTCAAATGTTTGTTCGGCAATTTCGTCTTGGGTTAGTGTTTGAGGTAGTGGCATAACATTACGTATCATATTATTAGGAATAATTTTTTTCTCTATTTTTTTAATAGGGGATTTAAAACCAAGAGGAAGTTTCCCACCTCTTTTTGTATCAACTTGTTGGTCTCCAATCAAACGTAAAAACATATTAAAACGATTCATAATCCTAACAATGGTAGCAGATTGATTAAAACCCTCTAAATACCCTTGAAATCTGGCTCTTAAATTATTCAAGCCTAATCTTGATATTACTGCTTCAAATTGAGAAAGCATTAGAGGAGTAATAGGAGAGTTAAGATTATGTAGAGCGTCTCTTAAAGCATTACCTTCTGTTTGATTCAAATAGCGGATAGGGGAAGGAGTCCTCTCTCTTCCTCTTTTTACAGCACCACCTTTTAACCCAAAACCCAATCTTCTACTTATATTTCTATCAGTTTCGTCATTTTCGTCATTTTCGTCAGTTTTGTCTCTCTTTTTTTTTGTAGGAGCATTAGGAACTTTAGGTTCTTTGTATGTCAATATAAGCCTAATATGATTCATTATTATATCTATTTCTGGTTGAGAAATATCCAAGCTTCTTAAATAATCAATAAAAAAATCGGTTAAATTAGATTGAGTTATAGTATCAATACCTTCTATACCTCCGCTTCTTGTTAATTCAATTATTAAATCGTTAAGAATATTATTTAATCCACGTTGTGCTGATAAACTTGGAGTAATAAATATATCATTATGTGATACAAACTCCCAAATCCTTAATGCGTATGGTTCAAAATCAAATTGACTTAAATGTATAGGTATTAACTCTGGTTTTATTTTGGGAGGCATAGGTGGAACAGCCCCACCTTGTATTTTCCTTTTTTTAGGATTAAAAGCTAATATTTTATCATAATGTTTCATAAGTTTGGTGTGTTGAGCAGGGTGTAGAAAATTGGTAATAAAAAATTCAAATCTTTCTCTCATATCTTCTATTGCTTCTATACCTCCAATTCTTTCAATGGTTTGTCTTAATTGAAATTGTCTGGCTTCACTAACAGGTAAAAGAATACCAGCATTTGATTGAATATCGTCTAAAATATCCCGTCCTTGTATTTGAGTTAAAGGGTTTTGAGGAGGAGTAGAAATCAGTTTCCCACCAGTAATAAATCTTCTTCTATTTGTTCCTTGTCTTGGAGCAGGAGGTGGATTAGGTCGTCGTGGTGGAGTAGGTGGAGTATTTGGTGGTGGAGGTGGAATGTCTTCAACTGGTGGAGGAGGAATATCTGGATTTACAAGTTCAGGAGAAAGTGGATTATGTATCTTTTCAAAACTTACACGATTATTAGGAACAATGACTTTCCCACCTCTCATTTTTTTTAACTGACTCATACTCAAATTACTATCTTTATAATTTGGAAAACAATGCTTTACATAGTCATACAAATCAGGAATCAAGTTTTTTTTATCTTCTTCTGTAAGTTTTGGTATATCAGCCCCAAGAATAGAATCAGCAAATCTACTCACAATATTATCTTCCCCAATATCTTCTCGTATATACCTTTCAAATTCAGGGTCGTATTTTTTAGTATCTACATAACGTGTAATAAATTTGATAATTTTATTGATTTGAGCTTTTTTTAGGTCATTAGAAATCATACCACCTTTCATACCTGCTCCAGTTCCTGTTATTGATTCTCTTCTATTACGTGGTATAGGTGCTTGTGGTCTTTCTATTTTTTTATCTTCTTTATTCATTGTTTCTCGTTCTGTTCTTTCCTGTTTTGGAAAACCAAACAATTCAATTAATTTATCAACATATTTTTGGTCGTCCTCTTGTTCTTTAAATTTTCTAATAAAAACAGGTATAGGTATGCCTTTACTTTTTAATAATTGTAGTAAGGCAGTTCTAATAGTGTCAGTTTCTTCTTGAGTATGATTTTCTCTTAAAAAATTCATAATTTGGTCAATATATTGATTACCTAATTTAAAACTTGTAGAAGCACCCGCTCCAGTTCCAGACATACCTTTCTTTTCCTGTCTTTTACGTTTATTACTTTCTACGGTCTTTATGGTCTTTGCCTTTTTACGTTCTTCGTCGGTAGAATATTTTTTAGGTCTTCCTCTGGTCTTCTTTACAGGAATAGATAAAATATTTATATCCTCTGCTTCCATACCAGCAACTTCTTTCTTTTCCTTCTTATTTAATTTAGGAGGACGTTTGGCGTGATATTCCGCTCTACAATCAGGGTCGCTTAAAGCACACCCATAAGTCATACTCTTGCGTCTCGCAAAATCTCTAATATGTTCTACCCAAGCACTAACCATTTTATATATTATTAGTAGGGAAAATATTATTCCTAAATAGATAAAATATAAAAAGGTGTAGGTTACAGGGTGTAGGTTCTTTTTAAAATGATTGTCAAAAAAAAGGGGGGGGTCATTTTTTTTTTAAAAAAAAAAAAAAAAAGGGAGGTCCGTTTTTCATATAGGTATTTTATTTTGGACCTACACCCGACATACCTACACCTTTTCTATATTTGCCCATATTTGAATTTAAAAAAAAATTGAAATCATTTTTTTAGAACCTTTTGTAGCCACCTTTACTAATTACCTACTATATAGAATGTCAAACCAAACTCAAAACACAACAGGCAAAGAGGCTTTTACCGCATTACTCCAAGAGGTATTCGCAATGATTGAGGAATTAAATATCAACGAGGGTCTTTACCTACAATTCGCAGAATTATTTAAACAAATGAATATGAATGTGGAGCGTTTGTCTCAAATTAGACAAGAAGTGATTGTAAATACCTATTATAGAAGATATGTTCGTGATACTCCTACTACATTAGTGAGACAACGCCTTACCGAAGAACAAAAAAGAAGAAGTCCTCTCTATTCCCTATGTGATTGTGGAAGATACATTGCTAATAGTTTTATGGGAGACCATATCAACACTATGGTTCATTTTCAAGGTCGCAGAAATCGTAAATACGCAGGTAGAGGTATTCCAGACCCTATTATCACTGAAAATATTAATCGTGAGGTCGTTCTACACGATTTCACTATCAAACATATTGAAAGAATCACAAATCAAAGACAAGTGTAATTTTATTTAAACAAAATCCATAAAAAAGCGAGGTATTTACCTCCAACTTTTTTAACCATAATAGTATCTATATTTGCCCAAATTTGAGTTTAAAAAAAAATTGAAATCAATTTTATAGAACCTTTTGGATATAAACTTACTAAATACCTATATTGAAAATGAACTTTCCTACTATTGACGGACACTTTTGGATTGAGAGAGACGGCAAGATTATTGACCCTCACTTTTCCAACTATGATATGATATGCCGTATCCACAACTGCGACCCCAAGCAACCCAAGTCATATATACCTGCTCCTGAAATGACACAGACCCTAATGTTGGGTATTTTTATGAAGGTATTGAAGAATGTATTTGGGGACAAACCCTTTGAGGAACAGATTCCCGAGTTCAGGGATATAACCAAGAAATATATGGGATTAAACCCTCGTCCTGACTGCTGTTTCCAAAATAGCCTGATTGAGGTTGCCGAGCGTGGCGGTAATATTGTATTCGGGTCTTTTGGTTTTAAGTATAAGGGTAAAGACGGATATTTCTATGAATATGGAGGCGAGGATTATAAAACGATTAAACAATTTTTAAAATAAATAAACAAAGATAAAAATAAAAAAACAAATAAAAAGGGGCAACCCACCCTTTTTTTTACAATATAAGTATTCTTTATTTGCCCATTTTTGAATTAAATAAAAAATTGAAATGAATAGTTTAGAACCTTTTAGTAGTATCCCTTAATAATATGTCAGTAAAAACCAATCCTATCTGTTGTCTTTGTGAAAATATGTGTGAATGTCCTTACGGGAATAATCCCCAACCTCTTCGTAAAAAAGGTGTATGTTGTGGTCATTGTAATTCAACAGTAATCCTTGTTCGTCTGGGACTAATTCGTTGGGAACTGGCAAAATATCATATTAAAAACCTAAAAATATTATATGACTCATATATGAATCAAGAATTAGAATTAATATCAAAAGAAGATAAAAATGTATTAGAATTATAAATTTAAAAAATAGATATAAAAAACAATATAAAGGGTTATAGGTATTTACCTCCCCTTTTTTTATAATAGAATAGAATACAGATTTGCCCATATTTGTAATAACAAAAAAATTGAAATGAATTTTTACTTAATACTTAAAGGTATTAAACAAACAAACAAATAGAATTAAATTAATAAAATGGAAAAGATTATTGCTGATTTTACACAAGAGTATCCCTTATCTTCCGCTATGGCGAAAGAAGTTGCTGAAATGCCCCACTTACCATTACCTATATCCATTTGGATTAGTTTGAACGCAAGTGTTTTAATGGCTAAATTGAAGCGTGGTGATTTCAATAAATATTTAACAAATGGAGGTGAAATGAGAACGGAATTGATTGATATGTTTTGTAAAACATATTTACAAAATATAAAAAAAATTGGGACGGAAGTTTGGGAAATAACTGGTGAATATGAATTACTGAAAAAATCACAAAGTTTAAAACCTGATTTATTTGTTATAAAACTCATTGAAAAATATGGTGCTTAAAAAATTAAAAAAAAAATATAAAAAAAAATAAAAAGGTGTAGGTATGTATGGTGTAGGTTCTTTTTAAAATAAAAACCAAAAAAAGAAGGGCAACCTTTTTTTTTTTTAAAATAAAAAAAAAAGAAAAGGATAAAAATATATATAGGTTTTCTAATCTGGACCTACACCATACATACCTACACCACTCTATTTTTTTTCACAACACCCATAATCGTCGTTCTGCTTAATTATACTATCAGGGTCAGGAGGAACAACCGACATACCATTGATTTCAACAGGAGTTCGTAAAGAAGGGTCAGCACTGCGAAAGAAATGTTTCAAAATAAATTCATTTTTTAAATGGTCAGTAGATTTATTTAAATCGTCAAACAAGTCGGTAAATAGTCCGCTATCTGTATAAAGGTCTCTGGTGCGGTGTTCGCTGGAATTCACGAAATGTAGAAAGGCGAGACAATACCAGCCACACGCAGAATTCATAAGACTTTGAATATCTTTATTACAATAGGGCATTTTTATACCACAAAAATCTTCTACAATTTGAGGGGGAGGCATACCGAAACTATCTAAATAGACACCCTCCTTTTTGCCATTAGAATATTTATTAACTTGGAAACAAGTATAATGCGACCCACTATTAGGTTGCCCGTCTTCGTCAAACTCATTCTCCATATTAATAATATAGGATTTGTTGTATTCTAAATTTTCTTCTTTCAATTCGTCCTTGAAACCACAAAAGACTAAAGGCACGTCCATACGTTTTGCTAAATCCCATATTTGTGTATCGGTTAAACTCATTTTATATATTAAGAGAAGATTTTATTTCCTTCTAAAATAACTTACTATGAATCTTCTTTCGTTTCATTTCTTGGTGGGTGTAATATCCTAAACTCTTCTTCTCTCTCTTCACTACTTGTATCACGTATGATTTTAATACAACAAAAGGAGGCTTCTTTACATTTACTTTTATACGCCATACTACACAATTTAATTAAGAGACCACTGGCAGTAGAGATAAAAGCGACCCAAAACACTTCGCTTAATCCCATTTATATAGTATAGATATTTTTAATTATTAAAAAGGGCAATTTTATATTCAGTTCCATTTATTGTAACTCTAAAAAAGGATTGCGCCAAAGTTGGAATTGTCTGTGAGCCACCAGTAGCAGAGGTGGCTTCATTTAAAAACGTTCCTGAAACATTACTGAATATTATTCTATTTCCAGTTCCTGCTGTTAAATTTAAACCACTTGTTGAATTAACTACTTTTGGGGTATTTACCTGTGTTGTAGCCGTTAATTGTTGAGCAGATAAAATACCAGTAGAAGGATTATATGACAAGGGGTTGCTTGTTTTATCTACTTTCAAAGGTTGATTTCCTGTATTATTACTAACAAATGTAGGATAAAAAACAGTATCGGCGGTTTCGTCGGTAATTGTGGAATTTGTAGCATTAGTTGCTGTAGTTGCTGTAGTAGCCGAAGTAGCATTTCCTGACAAGGCACCTGAAAATGTAGTAGCAGATAAAATACCAGTAGAAGGATTATATGACAAGGGGTTGCTTGTTTTATCTACTTTCAAAGGTTGATTTCCTGTATTATTACTAACAAAGGTAGGATAAAAAATAGTATCGGCGGTTTCGTCGGTAATTGTGGAATTTGTAGCATTGGTAATCGTTCCTGTAATCGTCCAATTACCTGTTTGGTCTATTCGGTTTGAGTCATTATCAAATACATTATAACTGGTAGGAGGTCTTCCTAAAAAAGAAGAGGTCATTACTCTATTTAAAGTTCCTGTATTAGAAACCGCACAACAAATTCCAAGTTCAGGAGCCCAACAAATACCTCTCCAATTAATATCTCCTGCTGTTGTTGGAGTATTTCTCATAGTCCAAGTAATACCGTCAGGACTGCTCATTACTCTATTTCCAGCAGTTCCTGATTGACCAACTGCTACAAATAATCCAAGTTCAGGTGCCCAACAAACATAACCCCAAACAGTAGTTCCTGGTGTGGTTGATAGAGTTCTTCCAGTCCAATTAATACCGTCAGGACTGGTCATTACTTTTTCTAATGTTCCAGACCCAGCAATCGCTACAAATAACCCAAGTTCAGGAGACCAACAAACACCAAGCCATTCATTATTAATAGTAGTTCTTTGAAGCCAATCAGTCCCGTTAGGACTGGTCATTACTCCATTTAAATTTCCGTCTCCAGCAACAGCCACAAATAATCCAAGTTCAGGAGACCAACATACACCAAGCCATAGAATATTTGCTGTTGCTGGAGTAGGTTTTGGAGACCAATTAATACCGTCAGGACTGGTCAATGCTCTATTTCCAGCAACTCCACCAGCACAGACTCCTACAAATAAGGAAAGTTCTGGTGCCCAACAAACACTATACGTATTAGTATTACTTCCTAAATTATAAGTAGCAGGTGTCCAAGTAGTTCCATTATTACTATACATATGTCCTGGAAACCCACTTGCTACAAATCTTCCAAGTTGGGGAGACCAACAAACAGAATACCAATCATAAATAGCATTTGTAGTTGCTGTAGTCCAAGTAATACCGTCTGGAGAACTCATTGCTCTGGTAGTTCCCGCTCCACCAGCACCAGCAACCGCTACAAATAATTTAAGTTCAGGAGACCAACATACGTTGCTCCAATTATTATCAATAGTTGTTCTCTGTGTCCAAACAGATACGGCTTTGACTCCACTGGAATTTTTATTAGGTAAAGGATAAGTATTTTTAGACAATCCGTAATAACCATTTGTAGAATTGGCATATCCAGTATAAGCATTTAAGGTTTGGTAAATACGTTTGGAAGAGTTAATATAATAAGAGGCGTTTGACGAAAGATTATCAGTAGCAATTGTTGTAGCAGATAAGGTAGCGGTAGAAGGGGTATAGGTAAGAGGTCCAGTAGTATCGTCTTGAAATAAAGGTTTATTTCCAGTTCCAGAATTTTTTGAAAAAGGAATATAATAAGGTCCAGGTCCAGTATTATCACTGGTAATATTGACATTAGTAGCATTCGTAGTAGTTCCATTAATTGTCCAAGCACCCGTTTGGTCAATACTATTAAAACCTGAATCAAATGTATTATAACTGGTAGGAGGTCTTCCTTTAAAATTGGAAGTCATTACTCTATTTGTTCCTGAATTTCCAACAGCACAAAATAATCCAATTTCTGGTGCCCAACACATACCTCTCCAACCAACAGTATCTGGGGAAGTTCTCATAGTCCAAGTAAATCCGTCAGGAGAACTCATTACTCTATTTCCAGTTCCTGTTTGACCAACACCACAAAATAATCCAAGTTCTGGAGCCCAAGATACATACTTCCAAGTAATGTCTCCTGTTGTTGTAGGGGTAATTCCTATAGTCCAAGTAGTTCCGTTAGGACTGGTCATTACTCTATTACTTGTTCCTGTTGTAGATAATGTTACAAATAATCCAAGTTCTGGGGACCAACAAATAGTAATCCATTCATTATCTACTGGAGTAGTTTGTGGAGTCCAAGTATTTCCGTCAGGACTGGTAATTACTCTATTACCAGCAACACCATAACCAACAGCACAAAATATTCCAAGTTCAGGAGACCAACATACAGAACCCCAATTATAATTGGCATTTGGAGTTGATTTTGTAGTCCAATTAATTCCGTCAGGAGAACTCATTGCTCTAAAATTTTGAACACCAAAATTAAGAGCAATTGCTACAAATACGGAAAGTTCAGGAGACCAGCAAACAGAAAACCAACCACCTGTGTTTCCTGTCCCAGTTATAGTTCCTACAAACCAAGTAGTTCCACCATTATCACTATACATTGTTGCCCCAGCACCAACTATTACCAATCTTCCACTTGTTCCAAGTTGAGGAGCCCAACAAATGGCTTGAGAAGCTTGATTTAGAGTAGTTTTTGAAGTCCAAGTAATACCGTCAGGACTGGTCATTACTCTATTTGTAGTCCCAGTTGAACAAACTGCTACAAATAAGGAAAGTTCAGGGACCCAACAAACATTTTCCCAATTTAATGTATCTACATTCGCAGTTCTTTGAGTCCAAACTGATACTGCTTTTACCCCACTGGAATTTTTACAAGGTAAAGGATACGCATTTTTTGCCAATCCGTAATAACCATTTGTAGAATTGGCATATCCAGTATAAGCATTTAAGGTTTGGTAAATACGTTCGGCAGAGTTAATGTAATAAGAGGCGTTTGAATTAAAATTATCAGTTGCCAAATTAGTAGCAGTTATTGTATTGGTAGAAGGATTACAGGAAAGACCTGCTGTTTTTTGAATCGCACCCACTCCAGTAGAAGAACTATCACTGAAATCTAAAAAATGAGTAGCATTCGCAGTTGTATTTTTTGTAGTATAACCAGTTTTATTAATGGTGTTGGTAGTGATTCCGTCGCTAATAGTGATTTGATTCACATTAGCGTCAAGTAAAATGTTATTATTAAAATCAGTTTCTGCTAAATGTCCGTTATTATAAATAGCCGATATTCGTGCTTGTGATACAACGCCATTATAAACGAAAAAATTCGTCATACTACCATTTACATTAAAACCTGTTGGACCTCTACCTACATAGTTAAAATTTCTTGTGATAGAAGGATTTAATATAACACCTGCTTGAGTATTAGGCACACCATTTACATAAACACTCCAACTCGCACCATTCGCCACAAAAACGATATGATACCAAATACCAGTAGTAATGGTTTGGAAACTTTGGGTATTACTACTTGCCCCTACATATTGGACTGCCTGTATTAACCCTGCTGAGGTAACACTGAATGATAATCTATTGGTATTTCCAGTTGTTGGACTGAAAAAATAAAAAAATTGGTTTGTTGTTAAATCAGTTATATTAACCCAAAAACCCACTGAATAAGAACTACCTAATATTATACTGGTTGTTGTTTGCGGACCAATTGTATCCGTTGCTGGGAAGGTCATTACCCCGTCATTTGATAAAGTTATTGTTGGGTCTATTGATAAATCATATGCTTTATCAACTTGATTTTGTAATACATTACTTGTTAAATATATTGGTTTGAAATAATATAAATTTAATAATAAGGGGTCTGTGAGCATTGTAGCAAGGACTTTATTTACAACTTTTAAAGTGGTGGCATTAGGAGGTAATTCAACAGCTTGAAAAGTTTGTTGAAGTGCCGATAATTCTTCTAAAGTTGTATCATAGGTTGTTGTTCCGTCAAACCAATGAGCACCAGTTGGGTCTATTTTAAATTGTTTTGGAGTAGCAGTTAATAAGTCGTAATTAAGGGTAAGACCTTCATTTGAGGCAACTCCACTTAAGGTTATCTTACTACTACCTGTTTCAGTTTCTAAAGTTGTTTCTAAATTTTTATAGAATTGATTAAATGCCATTATATATTGACGACATATAAAAAATATAAAAATTTAAACATTACGGGAGAGAATTATTTGTTCCACTTCCATTAGAAAAAACAACATTTCCACCTGCTACAGAACGACAAATATATTCAATTTCAATGGTAGTGCTCCAACCAGTTGTTCCAGAATTAAAAAAAAGGAATTGAATTGTTCTACTATTACCATAGATACGAAAAAAATCGGTATTACCTTGATTAACAGAATTTGAATAATACATAGCACAACCAGTAGGATTCATAAAGGGACTTGGGTTATTCACATATTTGATAGAGTTTGAGATTGGAGTAGTCCAATCTCCATTAGGCATATAATCTGGGTCTGGACGACAAATAAGTGTCCCAGTGGTTGAAGCATAATTAGCCCAAGACCCAGAGCCATTATTAAATGAAGCTTGTTGGCAAATTCTAAACATAGCCCAATCAAGTCTTCCAAATGTCCCAGTAAAAGTAATGATAGGTCCTTGACTATATCCAGTTGTTCCTGCTTGGTAATTACTATAATTCACAAATTTAGGTTGAAATTGCTGACTTGAAGGGGCTGTATATTGTTTAGTTCCGTCAGGAAATTCAAGGTAATTAGTCAAATAAGTTCCGTCTAAAATGAGATTTTGATTAATATTGGCATTATTTGTAATTTGAAGAGAAGGTATGGTTTCAGTCCCTTGACCTACGGGAAAGTGTAAATATAAATTATCTGCTATATCTTTGGTTAAATACTCTTCATTGTTATCAGGATTGGCAATGCTAAATAATAATGGGTCAAAAATAGATACATTTTCAATAGGCGGAAAATAAACACTCATTTGTATATTATTAGCAGATATAAAAATAAAAATAAATAAACATTAAGGGAGGACATTGTTTGTTCCAGTTCCAGTAATAAAAACGACATTTCCACCTGCTACAGAACGACTCATATATTCTATTCCAATGGTAGTTTGCCAACCTCCTGTAATTCCATTACTTATAAATCTAAAAGAAAAACTATTATCTACTCCGTTTAAAACAAATTTGGTTAGAGTTCCATTATTAACAGAATTTGAAAAATAAACAGGACTTCCTGTAGGTGAAACACTTGCTACAAAATTATCTGCGTAAATATTCAAGGGATATACTATATTACCATTTCCAACACCAGCGACACTCCAACTACCAGTCATATAATAGGGACGACAAAGTAATATTCCCGAAGTTGAAGCATAATTATTCCAACCTGAACCTGTATTATTCCAACAACCTTGTTGGCGAATTCTTAAAATAGCCCAGTCATAGATACCCCAAGTTCCAGTGAAATTGGCTAATGGACCTTCACTATATCCAGCAGAAGAAGAAGAATTATAATCAGCAAAATTTTTATATACAGGTTGAAATAAAGGAGTAGAAGGAATAGTATATTGTCTTGAACCGTCAGGAAACTCAACATAATTTGTTCCTGAAGTCCCGTCTAAAATAAGGTTTTGAGAAATAGTCATATTTCCATTAACAATAACGTCAGGGATTGTTTCATTTCCTTGACCATTTGGAAATTCCAAATAAAGTTTATTAGCGTCTGCTTCAGTAAGGAATTGATTTTCATTTGTTATGCTAAATAAGAGGGAATCAAAAATAGGAACGTTTTCTACAGGTGGATAGTAAGAAGCACTCATTATATAATTAAGGATAGAAAATAGTTTATAAAATTTAGCTTTTTATTTTCTCATTAAGATATATATATGGGACCAAAAAAAATAAAAGAAGCTCCTGCTGAAATAATAAATTGGTATGAAAAAATACCAAAGGATATGTTAGATAATGCTGAAAATCCTAATTTACATATTCACCATTTAAAAGTTCCATTTAGAATGTGTGTTGTTGCCCCCAGTGGTTCAGGTAAAACCAATTTTTTAGTGAATCTTATACACCTATTTAGTCAAGGGGCAAAAGGGACTTTTGCTGATATATGTATCATTACCCGAAACAAAGACGAACCATTATATAATTTTTTAACTTCCAAATGCGACCAAATACAAGTAAAAGAAGGAATCCATAATTTACCTCAATTAGATAAAATGGATAAAAAAGTAAATCATTTAGTTTGTTTTGACGATTTGGTATTATCTAAAGACCAGTCTGCCATTGAAAATTATTATATTAGAGCAAGAAAGTTGAATTGTTCTGTGATTTATTTATCCCAATCCTATTATCGTATTCCAAAAGTAATACGTAATAACTGTTCTTATATGGTTATTTTAAAGTTATCAGGGAATCGTGAAGTAAATATGATATTGAGTGAATTTGGTCTGGGTGTTTCCAGAGAACAATTGTTAGGTATGTATGAATTTGCTACCAAAGAAAAATTCAGTCCCCTATTAATTGATTTGGAAGAAGAACCTGTAAAAAGATTTAGAAAAGGATTTACACAAATATTAGAACCTTCTGGGTTTATACCTCAAGAAAATCCATAGAGTGGTGTAGGTATGTATGGTGTAGGTCCAGATTTAATTTCCTATATATATTTTTCTATCTTTTATTTTTTTTTATTTTAAAAAAAAAAGGTTGCCTTCTTTTTTTTGGTTATTATTTATAAAACAACCTACACCATACATACCTACACCTTTTTAAATAATATTATGTAATTATATAATGAAATATAGTGAAATAATAGAATTACCAGACGGTAGTAAATTATTTATTCATTATAATGAGAGAGAAAGTCTATACGATATAAAATATCCTATTTGGATAGAATATGTTTCAAAAAATCACGAAATAAAATATAAAATATCTAATGGTAGATATATAGAATGGTAAAAACTAATAATATTACCTTTAATTTAGAAGGAAAAGGAGTAGCACAAGATAAGGCATTAGGTATGAATAAGGTAGATTTACCAGTATTTGGTGATTCCAATTTAGATATACCTCCATTTTTTATGATAAAGAAAAAGAATGGTTGGAAATTAGTCAATCCTTTAACTGAAATGCGAACATTGGCAACCAGAAAAGGTGGAGAAAAATCCATAAATATTAATCGTAAAAATGTAAAAAACCCTCAATTTGAAGTAAATACCCCACAAGAAATTCCAGTATTAGGAGAATTTACCAAGAAAGACCAAGCCACTATTTTGAAATATTTCAAATCCATACAAAACGGAGAACAAAAAGATTATCAAACCAAAAATAAACCAAGAGGATTTCCTGCTACTCTTTACAAGAACGCAGAACGGGCAGGGCTTCGTGAAACCAGTAAGAAGGTATTTACCAAAAATGTGAAAGCTCCACCTAAAGCAAAAACAGGAAAACCTGTAGGTCGTCCTCGTCGTAAAAAAAGAACCATTACATTAGTAGAAGACATAGCAGGAGACGGACTTCACAACCAAGACCAAATAGAGCAAGAGGATAATAATGGAGAAGGTTCGGGAGGGAGTCTTTTAGGTAATTTGGGAAAGAAAGTGTATGACGTGGTTGTGAAACCGAAAATAAAGGAAACCAAGAAAAACATTCACCGTATCACACACCCTAAAGAAACATTACAAGAAGCCAAAGATTTTGGGAGACATTTGATTTATGGCAGGAGAGACGCTTATTCTCCGTCAGTAAAAAAGATATTAGACGCTAATGAATCATTTAAGGTGTTAGATATAGAATTACATAGAAAACCATTACCAAGTCTTTACACAAATATTTTGGGTTGGATTAGTAGTGGAGAGATAACAAAACGTTTATCTCAAGAACCCAAAGATACTTTATTTCATATTAGTATGTGGGTGAAATTATCCAATGGTAAAACGATTTTAGTTGAGAAGGTTTCGGTAGGAATCAGTATGACAATCAATCCCAAATTAAAACCTGAAGAAGAAGTCCAAAAAACAGGTGTTCCTCCCCCTTCTTTAACCTTTGGGGATTTATTAGAAAAGACCCGAAAGGAAATAGGAGACAATAAATTCTTTTCGTATTCCGCAAAAGATAATAATTGTGGGAACTTTATTGAATATATTTTAAAAACACAAGGAATGAATAATCAGGCTTCTCATAACTTCATAGGACAAGATACCAAATCTATCTTGAGAGGATATTCTTCCATACGTAAAATATTGAATACTATAACTGAAACGGCTGGAAGAGCAAATATTGTTTTAGAAGGTGGCAATTTAGGAAATTTATTATCTAATGATAATAATATAATGATTCAAGGAGGACGTATGCTACCGCAACATAAAGGACACCCTGCTTTAACCAGTGATTTATTCCCACGTATTCCACAAGCATTTACTCAAATACATTTAACACACCCTATGCCTATCTCTGGCGGTGGTTTATTTCCTACCAATAGAAGTATTGGAAAGAATAGTATCAAGCCAATGGGTTTAGGTCTTACAGGTGGGGAATTACCTCCTCGTTCTCGTGGAATAATTACCGACCCTTCTCTATTAGGCAGTGGATTAGGCTGTGGATTAGGAAGTGGAATGAAGAAACCTAAATTCGCAAAGGGTTCAGCTGAAGCAAAAGAGTATATGGCAAGTATTCGTAAAATGAAGCGTTAATCAATTGTTAAGTTTAAACTTATTTAATCATTTATTTATCATTAACTTTGATTTAATGATAAATCATATAGCAAACGCTATATAAAAATATTTTTATATAGCATTTGCTATGGTTTTTAACTATTATTCATATATTAATCTTTACTTTCGTCTAATTTAAGCATTTCCTTAACTTTCATTTCACGCCAACGTCTCTTTTCCGCTCTTCCCTTTTCTAATTTAATCTTTTTCTTTTGTTCCTTATAAAGTATCGCCCATTCAGTCTGTTGAGATAATAATAACTCTATGTTTATCATTATCTATTTATTACCCTTTATCTCTAAATACTTATTTGAATTAAGTCTTTAATAGGAATAAAGAAATGTGGTTTCAAAGTTCGTATCCCTCCTTTACGCACAGCCTCTACCTCTCGTATATCGTATTTAGCAAACTCGTCTTTGTCATACACAATATAATACAAGCCGTCAGTAAAGTTAAATACAAAGACCATTCTGCCTTCAATACGTTGGGTCTTATCTACAGGGATAATAGTTGTGGGATATTGTAAATACCTATTCCGTCTGGATTTGATTTCGTATTTAGTGGTTTTACTGGAAGCGTCAAAGGGACTATATTGATAAGTTTCTTTTTCAACTTTTTCATTAAAGTATTCGCTTAACCTTTGTATGACTGGGTCTTCTTTAGGCAATCCAAAATTCAAATCAGCCTTTAGTATTTCCAGTCCATTATTCACATAAATCAGCCCATTCACATTCATATTTGGATTCATTTTCAAAACAAGGGAGTTCATATATATTTAGCAAATACTTTAAATTTCGCTAAATAAACGATAATTAATTTCTTGCTAAATATTATATGACCGATTTAAAAGAATACATTAAAGAGAAACGTCCTACTCTATCCCCTTCTTCCATTATCACTTATAATAGTATCCTATGTAATCTTTATAAAAAGGTATTTGGAACTGGAGAAATAGAAAAAAAAGACTTTGACAACACTGATAAAATTCTATCTCATTTAAAAGAAGTCCCACCTAACAAACGCAAAACCATTCTCTCTGCTCTGGTAATTATCACAGACGATAAGAAATATCGTGAATTAATGTTGGAAGATATTAAAGAATATAACCACGATATAGGCAAACAAGAAAAGAACGAATCACAAAAAGAATCGTGGGTTGAAGGAGGCGAGGTAAAAACCTTATGGGAACAATTGAAACGCAATACTGATTTGATTTATAAGAAATCTCATTTGAATGCTAATGACCTACAACAAATCCAATCATTTATTATTATGTCTTTATTAGGCGGTATTTTTGTTCCTCCAAGAAGAAGTAAAGACCTTGTAGATTGGCGTATTAAAAATATTGATAAAAGTAAAGATAATTATTTGGATAAATCCAGTATCCATTATAATTCCTACAAGACCGCCAAATGTTATGGGGAACAAGTTGTCCAAATACCTACCGCCCTTAAAAATATCATTCAAAAATGGATTAAGGTAAATCCTACTGACTATCTTTTATTTGATACAAATATGAATCCTTTGACTTCTGTGAAACTCAATCAACGTCTCAATAAATTATTTGACGGAAAAAAGGTGGGAGTGAATCAAATGAGACATACTTATCTTACCGACAAATATGCTGATACTATGAGCCAGAAAAAAATGATTGATAAAGATATGAGTGAAATGGGGTCGTCTGCCAATATGCTTACTACTTACGTAAAAGAAAATTAGAGTGGTGTAGGTATGTATGGTGTAGGTCCAGATTTAATTTCCTATATATATTTTTCTATCTTTTTATTTTTTTTTAATTTAAAAAAAAAATAAGAATCCTTTTTTTTGGTTATTATTTATAAAACAACCTACACCATACATACCTACACCACTACCATAAAATTTTATCAGCAAAATAAGAAGGAGTTCCAACAATATTTCTATATTTTTCGTGTCTTATACGATACAAATATCGTCGTCTATCAGCATATTCTTTGCCGTGTGTTTGAAGATAATGTGGGTAATCACTATAATTTGAATCCCCTATATAGATTACTTTATCGTCTTTGGTAATTACCT